CTTGCCGGGCGTGACCCCCGCGAGGGGGTGGGCTATCGGCGGCGCCGGACGGGCCGGGCGGGCGCGGCGATTGACGTTCGGCAGTCTACGCGCGGCGTCCAGTCCAACGGTGCAGCTCGGGCAGCGGGGTCCGGTCGACCTCGGGGACCGGGTGCGCAGCCAGCCATTCGTCCAGCTCGTCGGCGGCCGACCGGCCGGGCGCCGGCGCGCGCACCTCGAGCACCCTGGCGCCGTCGTAGGCGCCGATGGGGAGGAGGGTGACCTCGAGCAGCTCGGCTTCGGCAATCTCCCGCGCGCCGTCGATGCCGCGGCCGGTGCGGATAGCCCGGAAGCCGACCGAGAAGGAGTCGAGCATCCCCTCGGCGACCTCGTTGAGCGCGGCATCGCCGGCCGGCGTGTTGGCGAAGCGCCAGGACGCCCATAGCCCGTCGGCGTGCCGGGCGTCCAGCCCGACCGGGCGGGCGACCGCCGACTCGTGTTGGTGCTCCTTGCCGCCGCGGAAGAGCTTGAGCCGGTCGCCCTTCGCCTTGACCGACCGGGTGAGGCTGCCCGGCAGGAAGCGCTCGCCCTTGGGGTCCGCGGTGAGATAGCTGGTCTCGTTCCAGGGGACCGCGATGCCCGACACGATGCGCTCGTCGGTGGATACCGAGCGCCACTCGACCGGGAACATGATGGTCGTGGATTCGCTCATGCCGTCACCTCATCTGTCGCCGCCGGCTCGCCCTCGAGGTACTGCGGCGGCACGTCCTCGAGGTCTTGCGCGTAGGCCTTCGGGTAGATGCCCGAGGCGACCATCGACGTCAGGAATGGGCCGCGGGTCGAGGCGTCGCCGCGTTGCAGCCCGTCCAGCGCGACCTTTATGTTCACGCCGCGCGGGAATTGGGCGTCGAGGGTCGCCTCGATGCGGCTCGACCAGGGGAGGTAAGTGAAGGTGACCAGGTCGCGCCGGCGGCCCTCGAGGTTGGCGTAGGTCGCTTGGTCGCCCGAGGCTCCAATCATGTAGCCGGGGACCCCGAAGGCATTCGCCAGCTCGTTCAGGTTGGCGTTCACCACGTCGACCAGGGTGGAGTCGGCCGGCGACCAGGTGAGCGGATTGTAGTCGGTGGTCGAGTTCAGGACCGCGGTCTTGCGCGCCGGCCCGCCGTGCTTCGCGTCCCACTTCTCCGACAGCTCATCGGCCTTCGCTTGAGTGAGCCCGTCCTTGTTGACCTTGAGGTAGCCGGCGGGGACGCCCGAGTAGAAGATGGAGGCGGCGTAGTCCTTGACCGTGAGGGTGTAGCCCAGCTCGGCGGCGAAGCGGCTGAAGGCGCCGGACCCGCGGCCCTCCACGATGGGCCCAGGACCGCGGAGGTGGATGACGGCGGCCGGCGCGAGCTTGTAGTCGCGGACCCAGTAGTCGCCGTTGCGAATCTCGAGCACGAGCGGGTCGACCAGCCAGAGCGGTGGCTTGGGCGCGCCGTCCGAGTCACGGGTGGGCGCAAAGATGACGCCGTCACCCCACCACAGAGCATCGGTGAGCCAGTTCGACCAGAAGTCGACGTGCGAGAGGCGGACCCCCGCGACGCCGGCGGGGTCCACGACCCGCCCGTCCAGCCGAAGCGCTTGGGGGTCGGCAATCCAATCGGGCAGACCGAGTTCCTCGCGGCCGCGGTAGAGCTTCCAGGGGACCGCGGACAGCTCGTCCACGATGATTGAGGTGCAGCGGGCGACCGCGGGGATGCCGGCCAGATTCGCCCAGGGGGTCGCGCCCGGAATCGGATTGCCGAAGGGCCCGGCGATGCCGTCGCCCTTCCACCACAACATCGGCTGCTCCACGACCCACCCGTCGGGCGAGTTCTGGACGACGTCGCGGCCGTCGGTCGCGGTCAGGATGTTCGATGAGATGCGCGCGCGGAGTTCCGCGCGTAGACCCACGTCAGCTGTCCGAGCGGCTGGACCGGGTGGCCTTCGGCTCGGGTGCGGGTGCCGGCTGGACGGCGGGCCCGCCCAGGACGAACGGCGTACCCGTGCGGACGCCGCCGACCTCGGGCCCGTCGTAGGTGGCGCCGACCAAACGGAGACGCCGCCCGGCGCCTACGAGGCGGGGACGGCGGGTCGTGTAGCGGCCGAGTGAATCTCGCGGCATGGCGCAGCCCTCGCTTCGGGCCGGGCGCCGCGAGCATCCTACGCCGGGCGTCTACTCCGTCGGCTGGCGGTTGGCGCGCCGGCCGAGGTGGGCCGCGCGGTACCGCTCGACCTCGGGCCGGGTGACGGTCCAGACCGGGCCGACCTTCCGGGCGCGCAGCGAGCCGCGCGCAATCTGCCGGCGCAGGGTGGAGGCGTCCAGGCCGAGCGCGGCGGCCGCTTGCGCGAGGGTCATCGGGTCGCCTCGGGCATCTCGCCCATTGCCTCGATGGCGTTGCGGAGGTGCTCCACGACTCGGGCCATGCGGTCCTCGTTCATCCAGAGCCCTTCGGGCAGGACCCCGTCGGCGAGGGTCTCGGCGATTGTGCCGGCGATGATGGTCGCCTCAGCGGCGAGCCGGTCCCATTCGTGGGTGCCGGCGGTGGCGGTGGGGGTCATGCGATTCTCCTTACGAGGTAGGCGCCGGCCGCGGGACCGCGGCCGCCGAAGGCGTCGTCGCCGAAGTGGCGACCGTTCTTGGAGTTCAGCCAGGCGAACAGCTCGTCGGGCGTCCAGCCTTGCGCGTTCGCAATGCTGAGGAGGTAGGCGTCGGCGGCAGCGATGCCGGCCGGGCTGGACCCGGCGCGCTGGCGCTCGCCGAGATAGCCGAAGCCGAGCCAGGCGTCGTTCGCGTAGCCGGCTTCGATGTCATCGACCGTGAGGTCGGTGCGGGTGGTCTTGGTGGTCATTACTTGGTCTCCTCCTCCGCCGGGAGGCGGAAGGTGCTGAGTCCCTTGAGGCAGGTGCCACACGTTCGGTAGATGCGGTGGCTTGGGCCCGCCGGGCCGCCCATCGGGACCGGGCGGACGTAGAAGGGGTCTGCGGCGACCACGTAGCGGCAGTCGACGCGGTGGATGGTGTCCTTGCCGCCGCGCCGGTTGGCGACGGCGACGACCTTGGTGCGGTACTCGTTCATCGGGTGCTCTTGTGCTCCTTGTGCTCCGGGCTCCATCGGCCCGTGACAAGAATATACACGACGGCGGGTACATTGTCATTGCCGGATTGCGGCAGAACGGGCTACCCGGATTGCAGCCGTCGGAGGCGGGCGGTCACCTCGTCGGGGATGAGGCGCCCGGCCTCGAGGTCGCGGTAGAGGACGATGACCTCGGCGCCGCATACCGCGTGCAGCGGGACCAGGCGCGAGTCGCCGAGCGGCGCCAGCCGGGAGAAGGTCGGCTCGCCGCACCAACGGCACGGCTCGGCCGGGTCCTCGCTCCATATCCCCATCGTGCCGCGGAGGGTCGGCATCAGAACACGGCCGGCTCGTCGGCGGTCGCCGGCGTGCGGGTCGCCGCCTCGACCGCCCAGGCGGCCGCGCGCGCCAGGTCGGCCCGCGGGCTATGCGGCCAGACGGTGAGCCCGTTGACGCCGCGCACCACTCGCAGCCCGGCGAGCTGCCCGGTCAGGTCGGCGCCGCCGTCGTGGACCAGGCGCCGCTCGGCGACCAGGTCGCGCAGCCGAGGCAAGGCGACGCGGGTGGTCGACGGGCCGGCGCGCTCGAGGGCGACCTCCATGCCGGCGACGTCGTCGGGCGACATCGAGGCGCCCAGGACGAGCGAGCTGCCCGGATGCGCAGCTGCGAGCAGCGCCAGCCACTCGCTCGCCTCGACCCGCCGCTCGAATCGGCGTCCCCATACGAAGACCCGCCCGTCGAGCAGCTCGACCGCGGCGGCCGCGCCGGCACCGCGCCCGAAGTAGTCCTCGAGCGCCAGCGACAGCTGGCCGGCCGGCGCCAGGGTCAGGTCGGCGAGGTCGCGCCAGGCCGCCTCATCCACGAGCGGCTCGATGCGCTCGTCGGCGGCGACCGCCCGGCGCGCCGGCCAGATGTTGAGCCATTGCGTTCGGAAGGCTTCGATGGGGTCCGGCTCGTCGGGGTCCTCGGAGGCGCCGGCCATCGCCCGGAGGTGCTTCGCCCGGACCAGGCGCTCGCGCCGGCTCGACCAGGAGGGCGAAGCCTGGCGCCAGGCGCGCTGGTCATCGAGCGCCGAGGAGGCGGCCGCCGACCACTCGACCAGGAGAGCATCGGACGGGGTCATCAGCTGCCCGAGCGCGGCCGCCCGGCGGTCCGGCATGAGCGCGGTCGCGGCCCGGTGCGCGGTCGACACGAGCGCGAGCTGCGAGGAGGCGCGCTCGGCCATCGTGGGCTCGAGCCCGTCCTCGACAATCTCGGTGTCGACCTTCCAAGCCTCATCGACGGCGCCCAGGCTGGACGAGTAGCCGTACACCGAGCCGCGCCCGCGGATGAGCCAGCGCGAGCCGTCGGGCGTCTCAATCTCCTCCATGCCGTTCGAGTCGCGGACGGTGTAGCCACCCTGGCTGCGGGCCCAGGCTCGAGCCGGCCGCTGAATCTCGCGGCAGACCGGAAGGTCCTTCCCCATGTGCAGGACCAATTGCGGCTCGCCGAAGCGCTCGGCTTGGTGGATGCGCCAGAGGAACAGCTCGCGTAGCAGCCAGCTCTTCCCGACCTGGCGGGCGGTCGATAGCAGCCAGACCAGCCAGACCAGCGACCCGTCGGCGTCGTGCTCGAGCACGCGCGCGGCGACCAGCCGTTGCCACCAGCGCAGCGGCAAGCCGGTCCGGCCCTCGGCGAACGCGGCGACCTCGGCGCCGTAGGACCCGACCGCGCTCGGGTGCGGTGCCGACATGAGGCGCGGCCACCAGGCGTCGCCCGGCACGAGGCGCAAATCGGCCAGCCAGGGTGCTGCATCCCAGGAGCGGTCGTCGGGACCCGGCGTGATGACCTCGTCCTCCGCGGGGTCCTGCGCGGGTGCGGCGAGAGCAGCCCGAGGTCCGGGGAGTTCGGCCGGGGAGGGCGATACGGCCCGGCCTTGGCCTGTCCACAGAACGTCGCCGTCAGAAAAACCGACCCCACCCTCGCGCGCCTCGATGTCGACCGGACCCACCCCACCCCCTACGACCGCGCGTGCCCGCCGTGGATGCCCGACACGCCCGCTTCGCCTATCACCCTGCACGCTGGCGCCAC